GAGTACGGTGAAGAAACCGAATTCGCTAACAGCTGTGGTCTCATCTTCCAGCGTGAAGCTGCTGGTTGTGTGGAAGCTATCGCTCCTCAGGTGCAAGTCACCAGTGGCGACGTGTCCACCATCTACCAGGGTGATGTGATCCTGGGTCGTCTCGCCATGGGCGCTGACTACCTGAACCCTGCTGCTGCAGTGGAACTGTTTGCTGGTACTGCTACCAAGCCTGCCGCCTTCTGATTGCGGTTATACGGGAGCCTCTTCGGGGGCTCCTTTTTTTTAATTCTTTATTGAGAATAATACTCATTTGCAATTATGCCTTACCTATCTACTGGCTCCACTGAACTTAAAGCCGTTAATCAGATCCTGGCGTCAGTTGGTCAGGCTCCTGTAACTACGTTGACAACTGAAGAAACTCTCATTATTAACGAAGTCAAACGATTCACTGGTTCTATTTCAGGAACTACACTTACCACTGAAACTGCTAACATTCCTGTTGGTACTTACATTGGTGGTAATGGTGTTACTGATGGTACCTCTATCGCAGTAGCTGGTGTAGAAGCCACACCTGCAACAGATCCTGTTACGTATGACTACACTGTGAACATCTCACAAACTGTGTCGTCTCGTACATTGACTCGTAATGAAGTTACAACCAGAGTTGAAACCCAAGCCAACCCGGACGTTGCGATTGCACTCAACACCTTGAGAGAGGTGTCACGCGAAGTACAGAGCGAAGGATGGACTTTCAATAAAGAATTCGACTACGAACTTACACCTGATTCTAACAAAAACATTCTTATTTCAGATAGCATGTTGCAGGTAGATCTCAACATCTCTTCTAAGAGATTTGATAACCGGCAGTATGACAGCGTTAACCGTAATGGTAAACTTTACGACCGCATTAAACATACCGACAAATGGGATGAAAATGTGCACGCTGATATTTTGTGGTACTTTGAATGGGAGTCTATCCCTGATCCTATTCAAGCATTTATTGTAGCACGCGCTGCTGTTATCTTCTCCAGCCGTACAATGGGTGATCCTAACCTGTTTAGTATGCTCCAACAAAAGGAAGCATTTGCACGTGCTATGGCTATGGAGTATGAGTGTAACCAGGGTGACTTCTCCTTCTTTGGTGAACCGCAGGGAGAGAACTACTACAATAGCTATAAACCGTTCCATACCTTGCAACGCTAATGCCAGCAGTAACACAACAGATCCCTAATTTTCTTGGTGGTGTATCCCGCCAAACTGACGACAAGAAACTAATTAACCAGCTGACTGAGTGTGTTAATGGCTACCCTGATCCTACATTTGGTCTACTGAAACGTCCTGGCATGAAGCACACTAATGTGCTAAAGAAAGCTGACGGCACAGCATTTACTAAAGCTGAGCTAGCAGATGCTGCTTGGTTCTTTATTGACCGTGCTACCGCTGGTTCATATATTGGTGCTATTAAAGGCACTAATCTATATGTATGGACTGCTGATGAAGGCACCTTTTGTACAGTAACTAACAATGGTACTGGTTACCTAACTGGTACTAAACAGGATGATTACCATTTCCGGAGCATCCAAGATACTACCATCATCACTAATAAGACTGTTGTCGTTACCGCTCAAGCTCCAGCAGCCTTTGTTGCAAACGCTCAGGGAACATTAAAACTGCTTAGCCTAACTGATGGTGACGTATGTAAGGTAACTTTTAAAGGTACTTCTTCTGGTACTGAGCATGTTGCTACAGCTACTGCACAGTCTAACGGTACTTTTACTAGCTTCCTGACTGGTACACATGCTACTCATGACTTGTTAGGTGCTATTAAAACATTACTAGAAGCACGTCATACTGCTAGTGACACTGAGTTTGATGGTAAGTGGTACCTCAACTCATATGCTAATAGCATTACTATCCGTAGAACTACAGAGTCCAATGCTGTTGTAGTAGACCAAGAACCTGGCTCTAGTGTTACTTATAAATACTTCAGCATGACTGCTACTGGTGGTCCGGCAAACAACACTTTGGAAGCATCTCAGGATGATGTTACTGACGTATCTGAACTGCCTCTGCAATCATTCCATGACCACACCCTTAGAATTTTAAACAGTGATACTCAAGATGATGATTATTATCTAAAGTATGTTGCTGCTGATGGTGTTGGTGGTAAGGGTTATTGGCAAGAAACCAGGGCACGTGATACCTCACCAGGGATTACTAGCTCTACTATGCCGCACGAGTTGTCTAACACTGGTGCTACTACATTTGCGTTCGGGCCGATCGGTTATAAACAACGCCTGACTGGTGACATAAACACTAACCCTCACCCATCTTTTGTTGCTAAAAAGATTAGTTCTACTTTCTTTTATAACAATAGGTTTGGGGTTTTAGCTGAAGATAATGTTATCCTTGGTGTAGCTAATGATAGCTATAATTTCTTTTCTAAATCTGCACTGACTCAGATCGCCTCAGATCCTATCGATCTAAACGTATCTAGTGTGCGTCCTGTTACTTTGTCTGAAGTACTACCATCACCTCAAGGTTTGCTGTTGTTTAGTGAACGTCAGCAGTTCCAGCTGTACGCTACTGATGCAGGTGTCTTAACACCAACCTCTGCTGTTATTAGGTCACTCTCTAACTATGAGATGGCTACTAATGTACAGCCTGTAGATATTGGTACCACTATGGCATTTGTCAGCCGAGTACCTGGTTACAGTAAGTTGTTTACCATGGCACTTCGTGACATTGAGCAGACGCCTGTAGTGATTGACATCAGTAAAGCTGTGCTAGAGTGGATCCCAGATACTATAGATGATCTTACTGTCAGCCCTCCTAACTCTGTTGTTATGATGGTTGACCGTGATACTAAATACCTGTATCTATACCGATTCTATAACAACGGTAGTGAAGATTTATTCCAAGCATGGGTTAAGTGGGAGCTGCCTGGTACCATTCAAGCTGCACGTATCATTAACGATGCAGTTACTGTTGTATCGCAGCAAGAGGATCAGTACACCATTGGAGCTATCGAGCTGGATGAACTACCATCTGGTAAAATTCTAGCTACATCTTCTGGGTTTACTGGTAACGTACCTCTTGATATGGCTACACGTCCTGTCAAACCTCATGCGTCTGTTGATGCAGTGGTGTATGATACTACAAACGACATCACTAAAATTTACGTACCTTATACACCCATTGACGATAAAGAGGCTGTAATGCTTCTTACTGTACCTACAGCCGATGATGGCACTGCGTCTGAGATTGACTCAGATCAGGGCTATTGGGCTAAAGCTATTGAACGTATTGAGCCTTCTACTAACTATAGATACTTTGAAGTTAAAGGTAATTTTACCTCTTATGCTGATGGTATTGTTGTCGGCTATGGTTATGATTTAGAAGCTGTATTCCCTAAACTTTATCTTAGGAAAGAGTCTGGTACTGATTTTACAGCTGCTCTAACTATTGCTAGAGTTAAATTGTCTGTTGGTCGTACTGGTGCTATCCGTTTTAAAGTAAAGCCAACTGGCTCTAATGAATGGAAGACAGTACAACACACTGCAGAAGGTGGTACCTACGAAGGTGATACTAATCCTGTAGTACAGGAACGAGTATTTACCTTACCTATCCATCAACGTAACACTAATTTTGAACTTAAAGTGACAAGTGATTTTCCATACCCTGTATCGTTAGTGTCGATGATGTGGGAAGGTAACTATTCCAACAAGTATTATAGGAGGTCTTAATGTTTAATCCTAAAGAAAATCTCCTAGAACAACAGCTTGCTGTCTCTGGTCTGGAGATGAACTGGGTTGGTGCTGCTATTAGTGCTGGTGCGGCAATCGTTGGCGGCATTATGGGCAGCAACTCAGCTAAGAAGCAGAACAAGGCAGCCAAGAGAGCAGAAGAAGAGCAAAGAAGAGCTGCGGAAGCCGCTGCAGCCTCGCAAAATGAATACAACGAAAGAGCGTTTGCCGCAGAAAAAGAGAATTATTTTAATAATAAAGCTTTTCAATACGACACTGCTGTTAGAAACTGGAAGTACAACCAGACAATTAAAGACTATGAGTACAAGTCTGTTGTAGAACGGTATGCTCGATCAGTTGAAAACACAGAAAATCAACTGATTTTTAACAACATTGCTGCAGTTGATGCGTATGAGGCTGAGCAAGCTGCTTTAAATGACATTCTTGTAGAAGATGCTTTTAACAGGCAAGGTGATCTTGTAGACCGTCTTCAGCAGGAAGGTGAGGCTCAGCTAGGTCAAGCTGGTGTTTCAAGAATGAAAGGTATTCAATCAAGACTTGCTGGTATTGGCCGTAACACTGCTATTGCAGATGCAAGTCTGGCTAGTTCTGTTGAGCAGTCACAGCGCAATATGCGTGCTATCAGTTTACAAAAGTATGCCGCTGACGCGCAGGCTAGAGCATCTATGATGATTAAACCTGAGGCTATGCCTGACCTACCTAAACCAGAACAGGGACCGGATCGAATCTTTGTCGAACCGATGAAAGCTACTGCTGCTTATATCCCACCAGCAATGCAGGTAAGTACAATGGCACCTCTTGTTTCTGGTATTGGTAGTGCTGCCGGTGCTTTGGCAGATGTCAATTGGAGCAACATCTTTGGTGGCGGCGGCGGCTCTTCGCCCCCTGGTGCCGGTTGGGGAGCTAGTGGTGGTCGTCCCGGCGGTTACTAATTATTTCTAAAAACTATGAAACAGGTACAATACAGAAGGGCTGCTCAATCATCTGGCTTCCGTCCTGCTCAAGTAAGTGGCAATGATGTTGCACGTATGCGTGAGGAAAGTGCCCGTGTTGTGCGAGGTATGCGCGATGCGCGGAACGCTGAAATCCAAGAACGTGAACGTCAACTTGCTCAAGAAAAGGAAGGACAAAGTTTAGAGAGACGCCTGCGCGATCAAAATCGTCAAATTGAATCAGCAAATTATCAGCGAGAGTTTACTGGTCTTCAAGCAGAGGCACGTGCTCAACAGCAACAGTTTCAACAAACTCAGCAAGATAACGCTAAAATTTTGCAAAGCATTTCAACTATCAGCCAATCGGCTGGTAAAGCTTATGCAGAATATGTTGAGGCTGAAGAAGACAAAACCATTGCCCAGGAGCTAGAAGACTATCTTCAAAACCCAATTCAAGAGGATTTAAGAACACTACAAAATGATCTAGGGTTAGATATTTTAGATGAGATGAAACAGTCTCAACTAGATGAATATCAGGCGAGAGGTGGTGACCCATTGGTTGTTGCTAAATCTCGTAACTACAGCGACCGTGTTAGACGTGAAATCCTAAAAGGTAAAGCCACTTACTTCTACCAATATAAATACCCACAACTTCTTCAGGAAGCTATTAGATCTGAAGAAAACAGGCTTGGTCGCAAGATGGATTCAAGCGAACTTGCTGGCTATATGACAGATGTCAGTAGAGTTGTCGCTGATAAATTTAGGACTGAAGGTGGGATGAGCCTTAAGCCTGGTAGCATGAAAGGTGCTCTAGAGCTTCAAACCAGGCATCATCAAGGTATTTTATCTGGAGCCAGGGCTGAAGAAATAAAACATGAAAACCAACAGGCTTCGGACACTGCTACTACTATTTTAACACAAAACCCTAGAGATTTTGAAAAAAATATAACCCCATCATTTAGGACAATTTACAGAGTTAATGGTTACGATTATTCAAAAGCGCATGACTGGTATGTAAGTCTTGCTACAATGCGTGGTCCTGACGGTAACTTTTTATTTACCACAGAACAACTAGCAAGCACTGTATTGCAGGCTGGTGAAAAACCGTATGCAGAGCAACGACCAGGGCGGTTTGCTGCTATACTGCAGGCACGTTTGGACGCTGATAATCAATATAGAAATAGTCAAATTACTGCTGAAAACATTGCTTACAAGGAGGCATCACAAAACGCACGTGAGCAATTTATTGCTAATCCAACTAAAGAAACAGCTGAATCGCTCGGCGGTTATTTTATAGAAACTTATGCTAAAAAGCCTGAATGGCTTACCACAGCAGAACAAAACTATACTGTTGAAGCACAGGCTAAGGCTCAACAAATTGAACAGCTTGAGTCTATACCTGATGGGTTTATCCTCAAAGAACATGTTGAAGCGTTAAGTCGGCTAGATTCTACTGCTGGTAGAGCTTTAGAAAAACGTTTTGCTGCACAAGAGGCTAAGTACACCTCAGGTGTTTTTAAGGATCAATCTGATGCCTTTAAAACTACTGCAAATGGTGTAACCAGCTTTGGTAGTCAGAAACCTAACGACGCTCCTAGTTTATTTCTTCAGCAAGAAATGCGGGCTGAATACCGCAAACGAGTTGATCAAGCTGTAGCAGGTGGTGCTGATTTTAACGATGCTGCCAATACAATTGCTATGCAACTTACTGCTGAAGTTAAAGCTGGATCTCGGGATGAAAACAGCCTGTGGTACCGTAAACCATCTAAAGCAGGCGGTGCTGCTGATTTTCCAAATCTAACTGGTGGGAACGTTACTGCTGTAGAAAAGGCTAGACGTAACTACCAAGGTATTGTTAAATCAATAGCAGAAAAAGGTCTTGAGAAAACTCTTGATACACCAGAAAGTATTCTTACTGTAGAAGAAATTGCATCTATTGTAGAAGGTTACGGTAAGCCTGGTTTTGTAATACCTACTGATGTCCTTGCAGTGTCTGGTATGGGTAATGGTCTAGATCCTTTTACAATCATTAACCGTCAAATTGCAGCACTTGGAGATCCTAACGTGTTACCACTCGAACCCCCAGCAATCATTCAAAGTGTTAATAGCACTATGACTGAACAACAGCGTAAAGATTTGTTTGACGCTGTCAACGGTCCCCTGCAAAGGCTCCGTTCTCTCCAACAGGTCGCTGGTACTGTTGCACAGCCTTCTAATCTTAGAGCAGGTTTTGCAGGTAATAGCCTTAAGAGATCTTTTACTGATGCCTTGGTATATGAAGGCAACAAAGGTGCTTATCAACACGTTGGTACAACTTTGCAAAACCTTGGTTTCCAAGTAGCAGAACATCCTGACTTTGGTGGCGTTGCTCCTGTACATGCAGGCAACAGTTATCACGGTTATGGCGAAGCGTTTGACATTACGCATCAAACTGGTGACTACGATACATCCATCGAAAGGACTCGACAACTTAAAGAACTGATTCGTTCTATGAATCTTTTCAAAGAAGTTATCGGACCTGGTGATGGTAATCCTGCTCACGAAACACATCTACACCTTGGTGGTCTTATGAGACCGCTTACGGCAGAAGACATTGAGAAACTAAACTCATTTAAATAAACTATGGAATTCGATCCTTACGAGCAGTTTAGGGAGGATCCAGGTGAAATGGAGCTGTCTCCTGAGTTTCAAGCTCAGCTGCAGCTCCAACAACAAGCCGAAGAGCTTGCATCTGAAGAACCTCTTACTCCTACGGGAGAACAGCCTGAACCTGCTCCACAACCAGAGGTATCTACGGAACCTCAAATAGAAGAACCAACAGGATTGCAACCAGTAGAAACCAGTCCTTTTAGAACCATAGACGGTATGCTTGATCTTGAAAGTATGCGGCAATATGGTTCGGAACAAGATATGGCAGTAGTAGCAGGTCTTGCTGATTTTGGCGTTGATCTGCTTAACATAATTCCTGGTGTTAATATCCCCAAAGCTAATGACTTTGAAAATGAGCTGGCGCAATCAGTACGTGAAATCTCTTCTGTTGTAGTACCTACAATGGTATTTGGCGGTGCAATGAAAGCTGCAGGTACTGCCGCAAACACTCGTGTTGGCTGGTCACTTGGTCAAAACAAATTTGTACAATGGATTGGTAGCCGTGGTGTTGAAGCGGCGGCAGGTGTTGGTGTTGGTGCTGTTAGCAGTGAATACACTGAAGACAACCTAACCGGTACTCTTAAAAAGAGATTTCCTAAAACTTACGATTTTATCCCGGATAGCATGGCTACCTTGGATACAGATAGTGCAGACGTAAAACGACAGAAAAACATCTACGAAGATCTCGGGATGGGTTTTGCTGTTGATCTGGCAATGGGTGCTACTAAGTTCATCACTGCTGCTGAAAGAACTATTTCTGGTCTACGTAAGTCTAACCAGTTGGTTGGTGAAACACCTGAAGCCCGTGCATGGTTGAAAGAAAACCAACCTCCTAAAGGTTTGGAAAATGAAACTGCAGAAGATATTGTTACACGTGCTGCTATCAAACAAGAGGAAGCTCTTGACGAAGTTGGCATGTATAACTACAGCAGGAATCCTGACCTTACCCAACCTATTAAGGGTGTCCATGATATGTACGACTACACCGAGCTTGGTGTACGTACTGTAGATGACTTTGGTGTTGTCGGTGCTTCTATTGATAGCGCACGGATTGCACGTAACCTAGATACCGTACACGGTCGTCTTGGTAATGTTATCTCTGAACCTGCCCTAAAGTATTCTGTAAGCACACCCGGTGCTGGACAGGATGTCGTCCTTGGTCTTGCTGATCAGCTACATAAAGCTGGTTCTATCGGCATGGAAGGTAGGAACTGGAAGGTTACATTTAAAGATGTGATAGATGCTAACGAAGATCTTGCAATTCAACTGTTTGATCCTCGTATGTCCAAAGAAGATGTACGTAAAGTCCTTGAACCTTATATTGTTCGTGGAGAGGACGGTACTGAACGCCTGGTTGAAGACGGTTTTGCAATGGCGTCTAAAGCGCTCCGTAGCTTCGGAGAAGAGCTTACAGGTATGGACGTAGCAAGAGCACAGTCTATCCTTGCTGGAAGCCTTTCTGGACGTGTCTCAGACCTTTCTGAGGGTGCCCGTCTAATGAGTGGTACCAGCGCAGTGCGTGAAGCACAGGATAAGATCGTTGACATGCTTCAGTATGTTAGCCAGCTGTCTGCTTCTGCTAAGTATTACAAGAACCGTAAGATGGGTCTAATCCAGCAAGTACAGAATGGATTTAGAAACATCGAGGGTTACAACGAAGCTACTGCACTTGGTGCTGGTGAAGTTGCACAACGTATCTTTAAAGACTCTCAACGGTTTGCAACCTCTATGCGTCAGATTGCGGCTAACCAGCCACAGCTAATGGATCAGTTCCTACTTGCTTATGAACTTACTGATGGTAATATCGATACCATTGTTAAGATGAATAAGTGGATTAGTGAGATGACTGTAGACGTTGGTAAAGGTATTATTAACCTGAACCCTGAGGTGCAAAACAAAATCGTTGCTGGTGTATGGTCTAATATCTACAACAGCATCCTGGGTATCGGCTCAGCTGTTAAAGCACTTGTCGGTAACTTTGGTGGTATTATTGCACAACCTACAGCACACTTTGCTGGTGCATTGATGTCTGCTGATCTGAAGGGTATCCAACGTGGTTGGGTAGCTTATAGTTCTTTGGGTGAAACACTGCAACGTGCATTGCCTTATGCTGGTGATGTGTTTATGCGTGCATCACGTAATCCTCAATCCGTAAGTTCTGGTACACGTATTGACCTGCTGTTGCAATCAGAACGTGAAATGGACTTCCTTAAAAAGGCAGCTACAACTCAAGCAGCTGAAGGTAACAACGGTTTGCAATATATTGTAAATCAGATTGAACTGCTGAACGACTTTGCTAAAGACCCTGTACTGCGGTTCGGTCCTAACGCCATGACTGCAATGGACGGTATGACTGGTGTATTTAATGCATCAGCAGAAGCCCGGTTCCGTGCTATGGATGAGTTGATTGCTTCTGGTAAACCTGTTACCAAAGAAAACGTCAAGCCTATTGCAGACAAATACTACAGCCAGATGTTTAATTCTGAAGGTTTGCTGCAAGATGATGCTGTTAAGTTTGCCACTTCTGAAATGGCACTTAACATCGACACACCTATGGCAAGGGGTCTTGATGACCTTACCAGGATTATCCCTGCTGCTAAACCGTTCATGATGTTTAACGCAACTTCCATGAACACCATTGACATTATGGGTAAGTATGGCCCCTGGGCACCTTTCCAACGTGATGTCAATGAGCTTGCTTATGTACCTCTTACTGACCTGTTGGCAGATGAAAGCCGTGTTAATCAATTGCTAAAGTCTCGTAACTTTGACATTGAAAACATGGATGTCATTGCCAAACAGGAGCGGCTTGCTGACCTTAAGTATATGACACGTGGTCGTAAGGCTATTGGCGCAGTTGCAATGCTGGGCACCTACAACCTTCTTATGAACGATAGGATTACTGGTGATGGTTTTTACGACAAAGAGCTTCAATCGGCTCGTATTAAAAACTCTAACTGGAAACCACGTAGCATTAAAGGTCTAGACGGTCAATACTATTCTTATGCTCAGTTCGGACCAATTGCTGATTGGCTGGCACTTGTCGCTAACATTGGTGATAACTTTGATAGCCTTGGTGAAGCTAAGATGGAAAACCTTAGCCAAAAGATGGCTTTCATCTTGAGTGCTGCTATTACTAACCGCACTACCCTGTCTACTATCAAGCCTTTGATGGATATGACAAGCGGTAATGGTGCCGCCGTTAACCGTTGGGCTGCTGGTTTTGTTAATGGTCTTGGACCTATGGCTGCATTGCGTGGTGATTTTTCACGTATTTTGAGTGAAGGTTTGCTGGAGGTTGAGTCTGATTTTATGTCTCAGCTTGGAAACCGTAACAGGTTTGTTGGTGCATTGTTTGATACCAAACAGCCTTTTGTTTACAGCCCTGTTACTGGTAAGAAGCCTAATGGCTACGGCATGATGCAACGCCTTTTCAATGCTTACAGTCCAATTCAAGTACACCCTGCACAAACTCCTGAAGAAAAGTTCTTGGAAGAAGTTGAGTTTGACATCAACACTACGTTTAGAACCAAAGATGGTGTAAGACTGCTTCCTCAAGAACGGTCTGAATTGTTCCGTCTTATGGGTGAACGTGGCTTCTTTAAAGATGCTATCGCAGAAATTATGCGTGACGCTGGCGATTGGGACAGTATTCAAAAGCTACGTGAACTGCGTAACCAAGGATTTAAGTCCGATGAAGTTGGTCTAAAGCAATGGCATGATATTCATGCTCGCTTGTCTGAAGCAAGGCGTCAAGCAGAAGAAATTGCTTATGCTGAAATGGATGCAGATATGTATGCTGCTATTGAGCTGAGGCAAGTTGAGAAAGACCTGCGGGAAGAAGCTTCTACAGCAGGTGAAGTTTTTGATCCATCCGTTCTTGAAACACGTTATTAAAATTATTTAACTAATCATGTCATCAGTATGCTCTGCCGTACAAACAATTAAATCTGGAGACGGGTCGAAAACACAATTTTCGTTTGACTTCCCGTATGTTTTTAAATCTGAAATTCACGTTTATTTTTGGAACGTAACTACAAAAGAATACGACGAAATTCTTACGACAGACTCTACCTACCCTTGGCAAGTTCCGTCTGCAAACCCAACTATTGTAGAGTTTACAGGTACTGCACCACCAGCACCTAGTGACGCTACTGCTAACATTAAGATCCGACGGATTACTAACATTGACGACATCCAGGCGTTGTTTAACCCTGGATCAGCAATTAGGTCTGATGATCTGAACAGTAATTTTGAGCAGCTTCGTTTTGCTATTCAAGAATCTCTGTGTCCTGATATTACTGAGGCAGAGGTTACTACGTATCTGCAGAATTATTATTGGAATAACTTTGAAGATACTGTTACTTCAACTGATACTTGGTCTAGCAGTGACACAAAGATTGCAACTACTGCTGCAATGGATGCTCGTTTCCAAGACGAGCTGGCTGAAACTGTCACTAGCACTGAAACGTGGGCTAACGATGATAACACCATCGCAACCACTGCTGCTATTGATGATCAGATCGACAATGCAATCACTAACGATATTCTTATCGATAGCACTGGTCTGACTAAGAGTTCATCTGGTGGTCAGACTACTCTTGGTATTGGTGCCGGTTCGGTTGATCTTGATCGTATTAAGTCTGATGATATTGTAGCTACAAGTGCTTATTCTAGTACTTGGACTAATGAAGACGATAAGGTTGCTACTGCTGGAGCGCTTGCTGCACGGCATGATGTCGTTGTCAACACTAGCGTAACCCCACCTAGCACTGCACAAGTAGGTAAACAGTGGCTCAGCACTGCACCTGGTAACCAAGTCCACAAGATTTATGATGGTAGCGGTTGGCGTACTGTTGCTGTTGGTCAACCCTACAGCCCAGCTACAACCACTGTTGTCCGTTATGTAGACGTTACCAATGGTAGTGATGCCTCTGATGTAACTGGCTTCCTGCCGCAGGCACCGTTGCAATCCATTGGTCGTGCTCTGGAACTTATCAACGCTTCTTCTAGTGGTGACGGTAGTTTGATTAAGGTTGCACCTGGTGTGTACCAAGAAACATTGCCTCTGCGTATTAAAAAGAACAATGTGTCTATTGTTGGTGAGTCAATGCGTAGCTGCTTCGTGCATCCTACGGTTGCGACTGAAAACAACGACATGTTTGAGGTTGATAGCGGTTCTTACATTGCTAACCTCACTCTGCTTGGTCTTAAGGTTCCTACAGCTGATCAAGGTTCACGTAACAACAGCCTTGACAACGATGCAACATATGGTCTGCCTAGCAACCAGCCGTTCTCTGTTAGGTTCCGTACTGATGTAGCTCCTGTTATCCTGAAGAGCCCGTACATCCAAAACTGTACACACTTCAGTGATGCACACTTTGACAACGCTAACTTTGATCCTAACACCTTCCCGTCTACTGATGCACAAACCTATAGCGCAGTAGCAGGTGACGAAACCTCTGCACCTTGTGGTGGTGGTTTGCTGATTGATGGTGCTGCTGTCAGTTCTAGCAGCCCTGTTCGTAGCATGGTTGTGGATGCATTTACCCAGATTACCCTTGATGGTCCTGGTGTACTTGTAACCAACAACGGTTATGCACAGCTTGTGTCGTTCTTTGGCACGTTTGCTCACTACCACGCTAAGGCTAAGAATGGTGGTCAGATTAACCTGTCTAACTGTGTTAGCGACTTTGGTCGTTATGGTCTGATTGCTGATGGTAAGAGCCCGTCTGCTATCGCTACTGCTACGGCAAGCGCGGCTAACTCTGGTGCTACTACCATTACTATTGGTGCTATCACAACTGCTGGTTCTTTCCACGGTACTGTCAGTCGTCCTTTGGATCACATGATGGTGACCATTGACGGTGTTGATTATGGTGTTGTAAGCAGCACTGCTAACGGTTCTGGCTGGGATATTGTTTTGACCTCTGGTCTGACTTCAAATATCACCAACACAACTGTCAGCTTCGCTCTGCGGTCCTACATCAGCACTGGTGGACACACCTTTGAATTTGTTGGTGTTGGTACTGACTATGGTGACCACCCTGATAATGGTGGTGTACCTGTTGAAGCTAACCAAGTTATTGAACTCAATGGTGGTAAGGTCTGGCAATCTAGTACTGACCACGTTGGTAAGTTCAAGGCAGGTGATGTTCTTGTAGTTGATCAGGTATCTGAAACTGTAAATCTTAAGGCTACAACTGTAACTGGTAACCTTGCTGTTACTGGTACTGTTGACGGTCGTGATGTTGCAGCTGATGGTACAAAGCTTGATGGCATCGAAAGCAACGCTACTGGTGACCAAACTGCTGCTGAGATTCGCACTCTTGTTGAATCAGCTAGCGACAGTAATGTCTTTACCGACGCAGACCACAGCAAACTGAACGCAATCGAAGCTAACGCTACAGCCGATCAGACTGCTTCTGAGATCAAAACTGCTTACGAAAGCAATTCTAATACCAATGCATTTACTGACGCTGAAAAGACAAAGCTTAGTGGTATTGCAACTGGTGCAGAAGTAAACGTTAATGCTGATTGGAACGCAACCAGCGGTGATGCTCAAATCCTTAATAAACCAACTCTTTATAGTGATTCAAGCGTTGATTCTCACCTCAACCAATCTTCAGCAAGTGCTAATGAAGTGCTTGCATGGAACGGATCAGATTATGCATGGGTAACACAAACTACTGGTTATAGTAACAGCAGTGTTGATGCACACCTTAACCAATCGACTGCATCTACTAACGAAGTTTTGAGCTGGAATGGTTCTGACTACGATTGGGTTGCTCAAGCTAGTGGTGGTTTGTCTGACATTGTATCAGACACTACTCCCCAACTTGGTGGTAACCTAGACGTTAATGGTCAAGATATTGTTTCTGTTTCTAACGGCGATATTGATCTTGATCCCAATGGTTCTGGTGTTGTTGTATTCAAAGGTAACTCTACTAAGGGTTCGGGTCAGTTCAAACTTAACTGTGAACAGAATAGCCACGGTATTACCATTAAAGGTCCGCCGCACTCTGCTGCTGCGTCATACACACTGACATTACCTAATACAGATGGTAATGCTAATGAAGTACTTAAAACTGATGGTAGTGGTAACCTAAGCTGGGTTGCTCAACCTAGTGCCGGTCTTTCAAACAACACCACCAACACTGGAAGCATCGGTATCGGTACTAATGCGCTAGATAGTGATACTACGGGTACGAAAAATATCGCAATCGGTAGCAATGCTCTTACAGACCTAACTGACGGGGCTAATAATATCGCCATTGGCGACAATGCTGCTCGTAATATCATCGGCGGAACTCTAAACATTGCTATTGGAACAGAGTCTTTAGACGCTGCAACAACCGCAAACCGTAACGTCGGTGTTGGCGTTGACACCCTTAAATCACTTACTACAGGTGATAGCAATGTAGCAATAGGTTATCAAAGTAATGAAAGCAATACTACTGGGGGATACAATGTATCAGTAGGCCGCAATACTCTGAAAGGCAACCTAAGCTCATCAAATAGTACAGCTGTTGGTTATAATGCTTTAACTAATAATACTGCATCAAACAACACTGCTGTTGGTTCTCTAGCTCTTCAAGATAACACTACTGGCTCACTTGTTGTAGGCATAGGTCGTCAAGCTCTTCAAAGAAACACTACTGGTGGTTCAAATGTAGCTGTTGGGGTCCAGAGCCTGGTCATGAATACCACCGGTAGTACTAATACAGCTGTAGGTAACTATGCTCTTCTTCTTAATTCAACTGCTTCTAATAACACTGCTGTTGGATATTACTCTTTAGGAGCTAATACTACTGGCACGCACAACACTGCTATTGGTGTTTCGTCACTTGAGTCCAACACAACTGGTTACGATAACGTAGCTTGTGGCAATGCGCTAAGTAATAACACTACTGGTGCTTTAAATACTGCTGTTGGCCGTGCTGCTCTTTATTTCAACACAACTGCTAGCCACAACACTGCAGTTGGCAATGCAGCACTGCAGAGAAATACGACTGGTGCTAGAAATACTTCTGTTGGTCACGAAGCTTTATTCTCCAATACAACCGCTAACGAAAATGTTGCAATAGGTAGGCAAGCTCTTTACAGCAATACTACTGGTAGTTACGCAACCATTGTTGGCTATCAAGCTGGATATACAACAACAACAGCAGGTGAAATCACTGCCGTTGGATATAGAGCATTAAAATCAACAACTAATTATAGTAACGTTGCTGTAGGTCTTCAAGCCCTTGAAGATGTTACAACGGGTGCTGGCAACACTGGTGTTGGTTATCGAGTTGGAGAAGATATTACCACAGGCAGTAGCAACACTCTGGTGGGTCAGTATGCCGGTACGGAAATCACCACAGGCGCTTCCAACACGGCGCTCGGTCATAACAGTTTGTATAAAGCTACTACGGCATCAAGTACTGCAGCTGTCGGCTACGCGTCGCTCTATAACTGCACCGGTGGTTACAACACTGCGCTTGGATCTTATGCCGCAGAAGATCTAACTACCGGCACAAACAATATAATTATTGGTTATGACGCTCAAGCTAGTTCTGTTTCTGCGACTAACGAAATTACGCTAGGCAACGCAAATGTCAACAAACTGCGTCTTCCTGGGATGCAGTCTTCGTCTGCTGATGGGTATGTCCTTAAATATAACCACTCAAACGGTTATATCTCGCTTGCTGCTTCACCTGGCATTTCAAACAACAGCAGCCAAACCAACAGTCTTGGTGTAGGTACTGGTGCGCTAAGCAACGACTCTGGAAACAACAACACTGCCTTTGGTGAGAATGCGCTAGATGCTTCTGTCAGCGGCATTCAGAACACGGCAGTTGGATCAAGTGCTTTGACTGCACTTACCACTGGAGAATACAACACTGCAGTAGGTATGTGGTCGGGTTATTCTCTCACGACTGGAAGCAGAAATACTTTCTTTGGAGCGTTTACTGGTTATACCCGTACAACAGGTGATGATGCAACTCATATTGGTTATGGTGCCGGTTATCATCAGACTGGTAGTTCTAACACAGCAGTTGGAACTAATGCACTCTTAGGTGCTTCAGGGTCCAGTACAGGTAGTACTAACACTGCTGTTGGTTATCAAGCTTTAAAGGGAACCACTACTGGCAATGGTAACTCAGGTATTGGCAGTGGTGCAGCTAGTTCCTTAACAACAGGTCAGAATAATACATATATCGGTAGTTCATCTGGAGCATTATCGACCACTTGCTCTTACAACGTAAGCGTTGGTGCAAGTTCTCTTTTAAAAAACACAACCGGAGCAAATAACACTGCGATTGGTTATCAGGCTTTAAAAGAAAATACTACTGCAAGTTACAACACTTGCGTTGGTTACAAAGCTGGCGCAGCAAACGTTACTGGCAACCAAAACACATATATTGGTTACAATGCTGGGCTCTCTGCTACTACAAGTGAAAACACTGTTGTTGGATATAACGCTGCTAATGCTATTACCACAGGCAGTTCAAACACTGTTATAGGAAGAAATTCGCTATATACGGCTACAACTGCTAGTAGCACTATTTCAATTGGCAACAGCACACTTGAAGAGTGTACGACTGCGCAGGGCAATGTTTGCATTGGAGACAATGCAGGGCTAAAGATAACTACTAATGGCGAAAATACTTATGTTGGTACATGGACTGCTAGTTATCAAACAGGTTCTAACAACGTAGCCTTTGGTTATTTTGCTCTTCAAGGCCAGAGTGGAAGCAGCACTGCATCTAACAACACAGCCATTGGTTATGAAGCTGGTAAATTAGTTACTACCGGTTCTTCTAATACATTTATAGGTTGGAAAACTGGAGATGCAGTAACTACAGGATTTGAAAATACGTTTGTAGGTCACAATTCTGGCGGCTCAGTAACTGAGGGCAATTACAACACTGCTGTTGGTAGGCAGTCAATGCCTACTCTTACCACTGGTAGTGGCAACGTTGTAATGGGTAGTGACGCCATGGAGCTTGCTACTACCGCTAGTAACAACGTAGCAATCGGTACTGATGCACTTAAACAAACCACTACTGGTACCTATAACACAGCTTTAGGCAGATCCTCTGGAGAATCCAACACGACTGGCGGTAGCAACGTTTTTATCGGTTATAAAACTGGTTATTCAAATACTACGCACAGTGTTAATTGCTACATAGGTGATTACGCTGGATACTATGCATTAGGTGATGGCAACGTTGCTATTGGCTATCAAGCCCTTATGGGAGATTCTCCTGCGACTACTAACCGATATAATGTTGCTGTCGGTAATCATGCTGGTGAAGACGTTACTTCTGGTTATGACAACACTTTAATTGGCTGGAGTGCTGGAGCAGGTATAACGACTGGTTACAACCTAATTGTTATTGGTAAGAGCGCGACTCCGAGTTCTAACACTGCTAACGAAGAAGTTACTCTTGGTAACAGCAGCATTTCTACTCTGCGTTGTAACACCCAAACGATTAGCAGCCTGTCTGATGGTCGTGATAAGACTGAAGTAGAAGATCTGCCTTTGGGTCTTGACTTTATTGATACGCTTCGTCCCGTTAAATTTAAGTGGGACACCCGTGATGGTAACGGTAAAGATGGTACTTACGATGCTGGTTTTATTGCTCAAGATCTGCAATCTGCCCAGTCTACCTCTGATGCTGAATACCTGAAGATGGTTATGGATTCTAATCCTGACCGCCTTGAGGCTGCTTACGGGCAACTCATTCCTGTCCTTGTACAGGCAATCAAAGATCTTAAATCTGAAATCGAAACTCTCAAATCAAATGTCTGAAATTCTTACTGCTGCTGAAATCGCTCAACACTATTCTGCTGCTGGCGATAGCGTCACTGTGATTAACGAACTGGTTGCCCTGTCTGAGCGTGATGCTGAGCAGGTTGACACTGTTCGTCGTAACGTTGAGCACCTTGAAATTATGGTTGCTAAAGACTTCTGGACTACCGAAGATCTTGCACCATTCAATGCTGCTATTACCGCTGGTACTGCTGTCCTTCCTACTGAATGATTATGATCACCCTTATTCGCCCAGTTCTTATGTCGTTTCTTGGTAGCGACAAAGTAAAACGTCTTATTGTTGACTTGCTTCGTAAAGCTGCAGAACAATCTGACAATACTATCGATGACCAGGCAGTTGCCTTCATCGAACGTGGTTTCTTTGGTGATAAGTAATGGACTTAGGAGAGCCTCCGGCACTGCCGTCTATACGGCTCCCTGAGCCCCTTCTATTACCCCGTCCAGTACTAGATGTCCCACGAGCGGATTTGCCCTCATACAAGCCGCTTGTGGTGCCTCCTAGCGACCTTAGGTCTCCTCCGGGAGTCAAAGGAACAACACAATCTGATAAACCTAAGGCACCTGAGCTACCAAAAATACCTACAATCCGTGTTCCATACACAGAGTTAGATGTTCCGGTGCCTGATGGTGTTGTGTTAACTACAGCAGCTACTACAGCTGTTGTGTCAGTTGCAGCCACCCTAACCGCCACTTCTTTGTTTAAATGGTTGGTTAATGTTATGAAACCTGTTTTTAAACAAGCATGGACAAAAATAACAAAGCGGAAGGGTTCATTAAATTCATCGTCCTCGTCTGGTCCGCCGGACTCCTAACTGCAAGTTATGCAGGTTGGATGGAGAAGATGGACCCCACTTATGTCGCATCAATTTTAAGCGGCACTCTAGCAACTTTTTCTATTACACGAGAAAAAAAGGAATGAAAAAGCTACTTCTGTTGCTGCTGTTGGCTGCGCCTGCATCAGCTCAAACTG